AGTGGAGGATTTTCACTGACGATTTCAATATGGTCGTGCTTGACGGGAAATGTCGCAATGCTGCTGACCTCTTCCTCGTCCTGACGTTGTTCAATCTCGAGCTTGCCAAAACGCTTCTTTACTGCATCCAAATCCTCGAACTCGATGCGACTGCTGGGGCTCATAAAGAGATAGCCCTCATCAGTTTTGAATAGAACGCCTGACGCTCCTGACGTCGCACGAATCAACCAGCTATTGCTGGTTAGCTGAAGCATCTTGCTCATGATTACGACCCGAGGATTTCCTCGGAGAGCTCGTTATCACAACGGCCGATTACCACAATAGCTTTGATTAGTTCGCGAGCACTATCCCAATCTGACTTGTGGATGTGCTTGGTCATTTCGACCAATAGGTTTTCTAGTTCCATTGGGTTACTCCTTGAAGTTTCACCCAATGTAACAGAACAACTAACCAGAATTCAATAAACTCAACTACTCAGTGCGGTTGAGCGTTTCCGGGATATCCTGACCAGTGGCCTTGTAGGCCGCATGGAACAGTGAACGGGTGGCATTTCGCTCACCGTCGGTATCCAGAACTCCCCGTACAATCAAAGCGCATTGCACAAAACCAATCCAGCGACCAGTCTTATCCACCGGAACTTTATGGTTTCTATCAAGGGCAGTCTGAATCATCCAGAGAATGTTGTCGTAGTTGGCAGAATCAACCAGTGGCATAGCTCTGATCCGCTGCTCATTTAGAATGATAAGAGCTTCCAGTCCAATCATTACTTCGAACTGGGCATCACGAACTGGTTGATCATTCATGCGACATTCTCAAGATCGGGTTTGTAATAATCACGCGACGCACGACTATCCAGTCGATGATCGTCGTTCTTGTCGTTGGCCCATGCGGAAACGATGAAGCCTTCGCGCGCAAGAACGTAAGAGTAATCAAACTCCTCTGAGAGGTTGTGAACGCGAATCAGCATCTTCTGCACCTTTGCTTGGGGCGTTCCAAGCTCATCCAGCACCTCGTAGAACTCTACCAAGGTGTTAGTGCTGTGGATTAGTTCTTCCCTGCTTGGCAGCGGGATGATACCCCTGCGGTCTTCCATGAGCTGTTCTGCAGCGTGGTATGTGACATCGACGTCTTTGATCTGCCCGAAAAACTCCAGGCACATAATGGCCGTATTCTCTGGAAAGTAGATCTTATTGTGGTAACGACGTAGGTTCAAACGTGGCTTTGCCATTTTACTGGGCGATCTCCTTGAGCAGCTTTTCTACGAGACTTCTCTCGCATAGCTTGCGGTTCTTGAACCGACTGTCATCCTCAGGAACTGCATAGAGCAAATAGTCCCTGACGAGCGGATGGAGTCGATCAGGAGGGCCAGCTCTCGCCGGGACCTCAAATTCCGCCATTGCCAAGTAGATGCCTTCTTCGTCCGTAAAGAAATCGATTTCCCAAACACCAGAGGTGTCATTGCAGGGAAGGAGAAACCTCGTCTTTGTTAGTTTGTGGTCTGCTTCGCTCCACGCTAGATCGTAGTCGTCATCCGACATCTCGGTCTCAATTTCCAAGCAGCCTGGCTGCTGGGTGAGATCGTACTTGTATGTGAAGATCTTTTCGATCTTTTCTTCGGAGAGTATATCGCACCGTAGAACGGACCATGTCCGCTTGCGAATGCGTCCGCCTTTGCCAAGATATGCTTGCTGGATGGCCGCTCGTCCAGTGATTAAACCACTGGTGGTTAGTGGATCCAACCTTGCCCACAATTCATCCGCATTGCGAAGGACATATTTGAATTCTCGCTCGATAGGCACGCAACTTCTCCCTCGCTCGAATGTTCTATGGCTTCAAACGAAGTGAGGGTCAACACCTTTATATGACTGACCCTCACCTATGGTGCACCGTTTAGTCTTGACTATAAGGAGCCTGCAACATCACAGCATAATCATTGGGATTCTTGGAAATATTCAACAATGCCATCTGGTCGCAGAATCTCATAAAATAGATACCAACCTGAGACTTCTTGGGCTGCTGAACTGCATCAAGAATGGTTGCATCCATTAGATCTTTGACATCTTGTGGCTGTTGGGTGAGGTCGATTAGATGCTGGTTCTGCTTGTAAGCGTCTTGCACCTTGACCATGTTGCCCTCATGATCTTCCCACTCTTCCTGCATGAACATCGTCCAGTCATAGCCACGACCGTGACGGTCATTGTAAGCTTCGAGGATTCCAGGCTTTTTGCTGGAACCCTTTTCACGTACGCCAGGCTTGGCCGACATGATGTTATCCGAGGAATCGCCACGAATGATCTTCTTGAATAGCTCGTATTCTGGATCTGGTGGGCTGATAGATTCGGTGATCTTCTTCTTGACCTCACGAACTTTACCGGACTTGCCGATAACCTTTTCCGTGATGGTCTTCTCCTTTACAGCAGGCTTGCCGTTTTCATCAAGGACTTCATTTTTGGTGATGGTCCATCCCTTGACACCATCGTAGATCTTGACGTTATCGGCGAGTAGCTGATAAAAGTCACTGTCGCCGGAAAAGATGATGTGATTGTCGTCGGGATGCAGCTGAATCCAGCGGGCAATTAGATCGTCTGCCTCACAGCGCTTGGAGCCCAGCACCGTTACATTGGTGCGGTTCTGCAAAAACTCGATAAACAGTTTCATCGTGTCAAAGTAGAGCTCGTCTTCTTCGCGCTCGTTCTTTGTCTTGAGAGCCTCGCTTACACGACGATGTGCCTTGTATTCGGGATAGACCTCTCGACGCCACGACTTGCCCTCAGTGGCAACCACAATGTGAGTAGCACCAAAGTCTCGCCACAGCTTTTTGAGACTGTTGAAGCAGATGTGAAGAGCCATACCAGCCTTTGTGGCAGCATCACCTTGGGTCACATGCTTGGCGCGATGGAACAGATTGTGCGAATCCACAAGAACGTAAGTTGCAGTCATAGAAACTCCTGAATGTCCTTATACAGTAACATTCAGGAGTCTACAATGTCATTATTCTTTAGCGGTACTCGGTAAGACCATCATCTCGCTTGGTGCGACCCATACCAGCCAGTGGCATTGGATCTGCAGATCCATCGTCATCCAAGCCTTCGTAGACCTGAAACTGTTGCTTCATCATACTTTCAAACCACGTATCAACGATTTCATCGGGAGTAGCACCAGCCCACCCAGTACTCTCCAGAAACTCGATGAAGTATTCGTTCCAGTCTAGCTCAACAGCCGCCTGGACACTGTCACCAACAATCTTCTTATCGGCCGCGATCCAGTTGAACCATGGCTCCTTGTTGAGCGTGGCTACTTCTTTCTCGTACTGGTTTTCTGAGATGTTGCCGTACTTGCGTTCAAGATCCAGCTGCTCAATCTTGTACTCCAGAGATTCGTGATCCTGATACTTTAGGTCCAAGAGTTCATGATCAACTTCCTCTTGGGTCTTTTTACCAAAGCGCACGTCCAGCTTGAGCTTTTCGCGCTGGTAGTCTTCAGTATCTTTTACCTCGTAGGAAAGATCAAAGATCTTGTACTCCAGATCTTCTGAGGTCATCTTACCAAACAAGTGGAGGTACTTGGCAATCTCTCGCTCACGATCACGCTCAGTAAGCTTGATATCGTTTTTGATCAGACCAAGGCCATAGTCGAACTCACCAACTTTGTGGTAGCGATAGTCTAGACGCAGCTTGTCGGATCGGTATTCCTTGGTGTCTTTGTCCTCATGGTTAATGTCTAGAAGACGATACGCCAGGTCTTCACCGTCCCAGTAATACTCTGCTTCCTCAACCTTGCGACGCGTGCCGGCCATTCCCCAGTTTGCTGGCCACCAGCCAAACGGAATGATGCGATTGATCTTAGCCATATAAACCTCTTACTTAATCGGGGTATTTAGCCCGACCATATTGAGGATCTGGGTTGTGCGGTCCACATAGGGATCATTGGTTACACGGTGATAGGGAATCTGCTTTTCATCAAGCATGTCCTTGATCACGTTGTCCACTTCAACAGCTTCATCGGCAGTTTGATTTCGTCCAGCAGCCTGGTACGCAAAATCACGACCAATGAGAAAGTTGTGGTTGTCGTAGCTGTTGAAGACTTCCATCACAAACGTGTCAAAGCTTGGGTAGTAGTCGGGACTCTTGTAGACCATTCCCAGAATAACTGGACTGTCGGTAATCACCCACTCCACTTGTCCAGCGAGACGCTGCACTCTGCGGTTTTGCTTTGCGAGAATGTAAAGCTGGTCGCTTAGGACGTTGTGACGCTTTTCCCACGTCATGTCCTTGGCGTACTCAGTTACCAGTTCGACTTCAATTTGGCGCTTCTTCATTTCGAAGAATAGACCGGCGGCAGTGGTGGATTTACCGGCTCCCGGCCCGCCGAGCACATTTATTACGCGAATGGTATCCTCCATGGTCTACGACCTGTTCTTGCAATTATCAAAATGAAAGCGCGACATTGGACCCGCGCCTCCCGATCTATTACAATGAGGACACTGCACTTTAGCTTGTGTTCTACCTTTCAGTTTGTGTGTGATAGAATCTTTATGTGTCTGCGTAACTACTCGACGTGCAGCGATTTCAGATCGTCGCTTTCTCTGCTCATCATTCAGAAACCTGCCTCTAACCCAATCTGGACCTGGAGACTCTTCTGAACGGACATTAGCACATCCATTATTCCAGAACACACCTATCTTTGATCCTACCTTTGGTCCCGAACCACACGGTATTTTACCATTGATCCATCCTTCACCCGGACACGTAGGCGACCTACGATTAGAAGTGCCGTCATTCCACCAGAGCTTGCCTCGGTTCGATTGCGCTCCTTTTCTACTGTGGATTGCTTTCTCTTCCGGAGAAAACGCATGAAAGCCTTTCTTGAGTTTATAAGCCTGTTTTCCAGCTAGATGATCAAGTTGTTTCTGCTTTTCTGGAGAGATCCTAATACGTTTTGCTATCGCTGCCGCTGCCTGGTAGTCGCCCTGACTCAGATGAATTTGATAGTGTTCATCAATGGAGACACATTGGAGATTTTCTAAACGGTTATCCCAGTGGTCACCATTGATGTGATGTATTTCGTAAGATCTTCCGAACGTATCCTTGGGGATAGGCCCTTTGGCATCTTTCCAGATTTTACGATAGTTGGTCATATCAGGAGTTCACAGTGAGAATTTCCTGAAGTGAATGGCCAATAACATTTGGAATGATTAGCCATTCTTTACCACTGACAAGGTCTTCTAGAAGCTTGAAACGCTCTATCAATGCGGAATGGCCAGTAGCCACGCCGTCGACGTTCAAGTTGACCAGAATTGAACGATTAGGAGTCACAATCCACGCGGTTCCCGATCCGAAGTCTTTCTGGGTATCCGACCAAGGATGAAAGGAATAGCTTAATTCAGAAATTGAAGCGGTTGAGATTTTCATAATATCATACATAGATAGCCTCGTTCTGTTGCGGGGTTCGATCTATCATATGCTTGTCCTAATCTCGGAGTCTACCCAATCCTCAGAGCCCCAGTATGTGGGCTCTAGAGCATAAAAATGGAACCGTGCAGGTTGTTCCTCATGACGAAGTTCTGTACCACTAGACCGCCAAACTGAATATTCACGCTCAGTTGCCCATGTGGACTTTAGATGCAAATAAGCAGCTGGATCCTTAATCAGGATTGTTAGCTGCCAATCTATCTGGTAGTTCTCGTTGAACTCACTGGAGCAAACATCGTAAGGAAAGTCTTGTAGCCATTCCAAGAAATTATCTTCTGGAAACGTGACATCAATCAACCACCAGCCCTCAGTGGTCTGGTAATCGTAAGCCTCTCTGATGCCTGAAAAGTACATCAAAGAGGCTTACAATGTTTGGACTATGAAGTCAATTTAGAGCAGGCCTGCAATTTCCGCCCACTCTCTAGCTTCCACCGCTGGGTCGTCTGACGAAACATTGATTCGCCCACCACCAAACAGATGCAAGTAAATGGTGCCGGATGCGACTCCACTATCGAGACCAAACTTTTCCTTGTAGTCAAAAGGTTCTTCGTATGAAACTGCCTGTATAGCCGTTTTACTGACTATGACTCGACCACGTTGAATGATGTTTTGTCTCTCGACCATATGTCTACTTTCTAAATCAAAATCTTAAGCAAGACCCGCATATAGATGCTGCTGAAGATTCAAAGTCAAGCCGTGATCCACACAATACTTTGCCGTGTACTCGTGATTGGCTTGATTGGACTTCATGTCCAGCAGACCCTCTTCCCAGAAGCTGATTACCTCATCAACATTGGAACGATTGTCGATGTTGATGTTGGTACCGGAGTACTCTTCCTTGAACTTCTTAGGAGCCTTGTTGTAGATGTTCATTGGGCTAACAAACACTTGGCGACCGGTTTCATTACGCCACTCAAAAGCCCAATCAGGAACTGAGGAGTAGGGAGAATCCTGATCTGCACTCATGACAAACTTCAAGCAGTTTGCCCTAGCAAGTGTTTCTGCACGAGGTGTCAGGTACTTGACTGGTGCGCCATTCTTCTCAAGGCACTTGGGGCTTACAACCAAGCAGGTCTCATCTGGAATTTCTGTGAACACTGTGCCATTGCTCTCAATCTGAGAGTAGCGGAACTCCTTGTTGGCAGCTTCAAGCAATCCCTTGATGTTCTTCTGAAGCATGGGTTCACCACCGGTTAGAACAAACACAGCTTCCTTCTTCTCGCCGGCCATATAGGCAGGAAG